TGTCATTTGAACCCAAAAGCTATTGTCTTCACTAACTCCGTATGCACCATAAAGACTCCCATCAGGTCCGTAGAAAAGATAGGAGTCATCTTCATGGATGTACATAGCTAAAGAAAGAACAGGGTGTTGTCCTACTCTTTCAAAGTCTTGCAAACCTCTCGGTAGCATTTGACTGGTTAGTTCATATACGTCGTTAATAGTAGCTGGTCTAAAGGTGAAACCACGGGTGGATGCAGTCATTAGGATCGTCTATAGAAACCAGTGTTGTATTTACCTTCCCAATTCAAACTCAACAGACTAACTGGGAACGGAGTATCACCAATAATTTTAAAGGTAAGGTTCTCGTTACGTTGATAAATGGGAACGGTGTGAATAGCATCAGCAGACATGTTAACGCTATTAAGGTCATAACTATTAGGAGCAGTAGCCTCAACGGTTTTACTCCATTCAGGTCTACCAGTAATAGTTACGTCATACTTAATTGGACCGCTAAGACCAGTGGAAACCTTAACACGATGGATAATAAGATCAGAGGTAAAGTCAGAAGTAGCTATTTGACCTTCAGCTTGAGTTACAAAGAATTTAGGAAGAGTTACTTCCATGTTATAGATGTAACCAATAATCAAATCTCGTCCACGATAATCCCCGTCAATATCCACGTAATAGGCACCTGCAGTCCCCTGTACGGTGGGGTAAAGTACTGCCCCGACTGATTCACCAGACACGTTACTAGAAGCGCCTATGTAGCCTCCTAGGACCATTACAGAGAATGTCTTACCACTAATGTGATCGTAAGGAAGGTAGACACGGGTAGTATCAGTGCCAGCAGTGTACGTCCGGTACGGGTTAATCGACCAGTTATCCAAACAAATGTCGGTCTTTTCACCCGTAGGAAGGGTCAAGAAACCTTCTTCATTTGCTTGGGTCAAATCGTAGGACTGGACAAACACGTTGTTACCGTCTTTAACAGTAGCGTAGTAGGTATTAGCGTCGAAGAATTGATCAAGTAGTTGACCAGTCAGCTCCCATTTATACCACGCTGCTGCCCTACCTTGTCCCGGTTGCTCCAGAAAACGATACTGATAAACAGTACTAGATCCAGCAGTACCTAGTGAGACAAGTGAGACAGCCGGTGATGCGATCATTGACGTGATTGACTCAGGAATCAACTCTGGTACAATCTTTGTCTGCTCACTCATCAACGGTGGCCGGTCAGTACTGATCTCACCCAGTTCAAATAGGTGTGTGAACAGTGGGGTCTTAGATACAAACGCTAGACTCGTACCTAGTGCTACAGCTTCGACTACAGGATCACACTCATAACTTGACAACTCATTAATCTTAGCCGTCTTTGGACTGAGAATGTCAGCGTCAGTAGTCAAGATAAATTGCTCAGTATCACTAAACATAACGAGACCCACGCTAGTAGGACGTACATAACGGTGATTGACAGGTCGCACAGAAGATGCAGTAATGTCAATGGGATCATCGTCGGTAACCGTCAACGCAGTTGTAGGCCAGAAATTAAAGTAATCACCAGCACGACTAAGGACTACAGCTTCGTTAGACAGGAAGCCTAGTCGGTTACGATAGAAGAAAAGGTTATTGATTTTAGAATCAACAAAGCTCGGTTTAATGTCGTCAGTGTATTCGCCAACCAACAGGTCAGACCAAGTAACAGGACCATAAGTAAATGATCCATCTGCTTGACGTACCAACTGATGTGGCATAGTCAGGGGATCAAACTTGTACTGGCTATTAGGAGCAATCGTTTCTTCCCACACACCAACACCGTATGTAGCTGTGCCATCTGCTACAAACTTAACCCACATGTCATCAACTTCAACATCAATGCTGTTGACAACTTTAACTACATACCCATCCTTACATTGGATAGGAAGGTCAGCTACAGTAGGAGTAGTATCTTGGAATGCGAAAATAGATTGCTCTGATGGACCGCCTACAACAGAAATAGTAAACGCTGCATCAGCACTGATGTAAAGACCAGGACCAGCAGCAACAGCGGTATAGGTAGTACCACCAAAGGTTTGACCGTTAATATCACTGACAAGGTTGTTAACAACATCAGCTGTGTCATGACTACCACTTGCGGTGTATTGACCACGAATGGTGCCATCTAAAAGAATTTCATATTCACCAGTACCAACAACTTTAATAACAACAAAAGCTTCGTGTGGTTTAGTGGCAGACCTATCTGCAGTCAACGCTACAGTCTTTGCTTTGTTAAGAACAAAGGTGTAATCATTAAGAGTTAGGAGTTCAATGTCATCAGCGGTAGCTCCGTAGAGGTAACCGTTAGACGGTGTAGCAGAGATAACACAGTCGCTAACCTCAGTATCATAAGCAGTTTTAGCTGTTGCTTCTGCGGTTACTGCATTGTCGTAGTTGGTTTGTGCAGTATTCATTGCAGCCAAAGCAGTAGCCAGTTCGCCAGCATTGCTAGTAGCAGCAACAGTCAGGATAGCTTGGTAGACACCATAACCCTTAGATGCGAGCATCGGATGGTCATTAGTAAGTTCTGTGCCTAATGCATAACCAGCAGGTAATGTAGAGCTAATACTGATTACTGAGTCTGCATTCTTAACCGTGTAGATGCCAGCAGCATTCTTAAGAATACCAGATACTAGATAAACATCAAAGATTACGTTTGGTTGTGATGGTGGGCTATAGTTATACTCTACTTGAAACAACGATTCAGTTGTTTCATCTTGACCAGCCAGTTTCTCAGCGTAGTCAGCTTGTGCAGCATTAAGCAGTCCAAGCTTGGTAGCAGTATCAGCTACAGCAGTATTATATGTAGATAGCTTAGTTTTTAACTGATACTCATACGAAAACTCAACACTGGGATATGTAACGGTATCATCCATTGTAATGGTATCACCATCAGCATAACCAGAACCATACTGATTGATGGTTACTGTAGTGACAACACCGCTAGCAATCTCAAGGTCAACAGTCAAACCTGTCCCGCTGCCTGTAGTAGCCGTGGCTAAGTCTTCAAATGTACCATCAGTTAAACCAGTTCCGGCATTAGTAATTGAAAGAGTATCATTTAAGAAACAAGTACCAGGAACACCAGTATCACTACCCATGTCCACTGCTCGGGGACTGCCGTCAAGCAGACTCCAAACACGAAACTTATTATCGTCGTACTGTGCTACATATTTTTCTTGAGCATCCCTCAGGATAGAAAACCATTTGCCTGAAGAACTAGCTCCGTAAAGTTCGGTGACATATTGACCACCGGGACGCTTTAGAAGACCAAGAGCATAGTCAGGAAAAGCATTAACAGAATCCCGAAGCTGACCAGGAAACTTACGATTGTCGGGTTGTTGTGAAATGCCAAGTAAAAGGTTTGGAATCCTTTGGGTAATAGTGCTCATCGCATCAAAGCTTGGAAAGGTTGATAGCTGTTGTAATAGTTGTGACCATCACTAAATCCAAACATAGAATAATCACCTTGATTGCATTCATATTCAATGGCTGCAGCTCGGGTCATCATCTCTTGTTCTTGAAGTAGTGCTTGGAGTTCACGGTCTCCAACCATTTTAACTGCACACATACGTGCAGCTCGGGCAGTAATGTAAGCTTGAAAAGCAGGTGGTACGTCAGTAAAGTCAAAGAACCAGACTACATCTGCTTTAATGCTATCAGTAAAAGTATAGGTATGATTCAGACGATCATACAACTTACCACTTCTACGGACTACATCATACTTGTTTTTATGTGCTTCAACATTAGTATCAATTTGAAGCATGTTGGATGGATAAGCAATCTCGTTAGTCGTACTGTCGGGAACCAACTCATATTCACGTTCAGTATTAAAGATCCAACCTTCAGCTTGAACTTGTTTGTTGATTTCCCGGAGGGTGTTGAGTACAATAGATACTTCAGGGTTCTGGAGATCTAGTGTGGTGACAGGAGCCTGTCCCACTGAGCTAAGTATTTGATTTACAGCATCCAGTTCGGTGGACACAGCATAAGTAGGAAAGGGCATAGTTACCTGTCAAAAGATAAAAAAAAGGGGAGCCGAAGCTCCCCCAGTATTGATCGCAATAAAGATCAGAATGCAGAAGGTGCAGTAGCACCCACGTACAGCTCAACAGCAGCAGCGGGGTTCAGGTAATCAGCACCCATAGCCAGACGACCAACGATCACATCACCTTGGTAGATGATGGAGGTATCGCCAGAAGTGACTTGGACCTGAGGACCAATAGCTTCAACAGCACCGGCAGCTTCACGCTGGAAGATCAGACCAGCAGACTTTGCGCCGAATTCAGCAGCAGTACCGTAGTCGTTGTTGATACCAGTCTGGGCAGTCGAAGCATCCTCAAGAGCTTCAGCAACGAAAGAACCAGTTTTACCAGGATCGGTCACACCAGTGGTGCCGCCGTACTTGGTACCATACTTACCCAGGAACGGAATGTTCATGGACTTGTAGATCTTGATACCGGCAATCTCGATGATGCCTTGACCGGACTGCAGAGCAGTACCAGTAACGTCACGGTTGATCAGACCATTGGTGCCAACAGCTTGGATCAGTTCATAGTACTGACGGGGGTTCAGGACGGCAACACGACCATCGCTGGACACACCCTTCTCATCCATTGCAGCAGCAGCGTCATAGAAAGCAGACACCAGAGCAGCGGAGGAGTAAGCGTCAGATTCGTTGGTAGAAGCACCAACACGGATTTGAGTACCGCCAGGCTCAACGAAGCCAGTGGCAGACACAGGGCTAGCAGAACGAGCGCCACGTGCAACAGCACGGAAGATCAGACGGTCATACTTTTCAGCGAGAGCATAGCCGATCTTACGGGAGATTTCGCTACGCAGATCGTAGTGAGCAAGAATCTCATCAAGCTCATAGACGAAAGCCGAGCTGATCAGCAGGTCGTCAATGGTGATGGTCTTCTCAGCCACCGGAGGTGCACCATCCGAGTTACCCAGAATGCTGTTGCCAGGGGTATGGAACTCGCTCTTGGTGCGACCAGTGTAGATGAATTGCAGGGACTTACCA